TTTAATGAATGAATATTAATCTTTTTTCTTAGCTTTTTCTGATAAAGTGCTTTTTAAGTTTTCGCTGGCACCCGGCTTTTCAAAACTTTTGTTTAATGGGTTACTACGAGTAGTTTCTTGTTTTTTGTTTTTATCTACCATAAAATTCTCACCACCATTCAACGTCTACACTAGTAGGCGTTTTTTGATTTTTTTTAATCCTTTTTCTCGTCACGCTATATAGGTACTTTTAATCGTAATTAAAGCCAAGTTTATTTAAAATCTCTAAATAATCTGACGACTTTGCCCGTAATGTTTACGTCATTTATTTTTGACATTGGGTAGCTTCTATCTTTAATGGTAACGTAATTAGATAATCGCTTTAGGGTAAATGTGTCATCTGAGTTAAATATAATTTCACAAAAATATTCATCAGTCGCAGTTCCGTTTTCAGGACAGTAAACAGTAATTATATCTCTGTCAAAGATAAAGTCCATTACATCATCATCCTGATCTAAAATGTAGCAAACAGTCATATCTTCATTTTCAACTCTTCTTGCGCTATTTATAGTAGTTATTGGTTGTGCAACTAATTTGCCTTTTGCCTCTGTGTATCTTTTTGGAAATTCCACATAATTCATTAAATCGATTGTTTTATTTGTTTCCATATTAGCTCTTCTTTCTTATATTGTTTTATTAGTTAATATTGGCTCCTGGTACTGCGCTAGCACCAGCTCTTGCTTCCTCTTCTTTTCCTTTTTTGTACTCTTCAAAAGCTTTAGCCTGTTCATCTTTAGTCCAGCCAGGCGAAACGACATACTCATCATTTAAATTAGTATTTTGTGAATCGTTTTCATTTATATTTGCAGGAGTATTATTAGATGGATCTGAATTATTATTAAGTTGATTGTTTTGTGATTGGTTTTGATTGTTTGAATTATTTTGTATGCTATTATTAGGTGGATTTTTATCTTCAACTTTTTTCATTTTTTCTTGTTGCGTTTTTGGTTTGCTATCTTTGTGTTTTTGTGTTTGTGACTTTTTATTTTCTTCTTTTTTTGGTTTTTCTTTTTCACCACAAGCTGTTAAAGCTAATGTACTTACTAGTAGCAGTCCGATTACTTTTTTCATATGTATCTCTCCTTTGTTTATATTTCCTTATATTTAAAAACTCTCAACGGCTCAAACGTAATAGAATACTCGCCATAGTGAGTTCCAATACCATATATCTTTTTATATTGTTCTATAGCTTCTAGTATGTATGATTCACTCAACTGCAGATACTCTGACAACTCGTACAAATTACGAACACCGTAGTTGTGAGCTTCTACAATTTCATGTAGCGGTACAGCTGAAGTAAAACCATGTCTACGTGCATAATTTTCAAATTTTCTATTAATCCATTTTGTTTGGTCTAAAATGTTGCCATACGTCAACTTGTGGTGGGCAAGTTCCTCATATAACACTTCTGCTTTACGTACTTCTGATAAATTACGCCTTATATAAATTTTTCCGTTCATATAGCATCCAGGTTGGAAATTTGGAAGCTGGTCAGTTTCTTCTATCTTTATTTTTTCGTTATTTATGCAAAGTTCTTCGTATAATCCCAATATAAACACCCTTTATTTGTCTCTATTTCTAACCCATTCAATGAATCTATTTACTTCTTCAATCTCTTCTTCAGTTAATCCCTCCTTATCAAAATGAGCAGCAATTGTTTCTTGATGTATATCTTTTTTTGATTCAGTAATTCTTGATTTCGGTACATTGAAGTAATCTGCAAGTTGTTGAATTCTTTTAATTCGTGGATATTTAGTTTGTTGAATCCAATTGGAGACTGTAGGTTGAGAAACTCCAATAGCTTCAGCAAGTTCTCTCTGATCAATATTTTTATCATTCATAAGTTCTTGAAGGTTTTCAGATAAAATTTTTCTGACTTTATTATTCTCCATAGTTGTCTCCTTTAATATTACTTAATGTAATATTAACTTACCATAACCGACATTACTTTACAATACTTTTTATAACTTTTTATGAAGAAATATACCTTTATCTGTTGACAAGTAATACAAAGTAATATAAAGTTATACGTGTGAAAGGGAGGTGGACGACATGCCGGAACAATTATCCGTAAGAAAATGGAGACTTGTAAGGGACTTGAAACAGCAAGAAGTAGCAGATATATTGGGCGTCAATGCAAAGACAGTTGGTCATTGGGAAAAGGATGACACTAATTTAAGTAATGTTACAGTTTACGCTTTAGCAAAGTTATATGATATTGAGGTAGACCAGATAAAGGTCTAAATTTTTTGACCTTCGTATAACTTTTTATAACTTTTAGGTAATGTAACAAATGGACATAAACAACTTAAAAGGAGGAACAACAAATGAACGAAGAAAAATTAAAGATGATTCTCTTACTTCTTGAAGATATACCAAGAGACGAATGGAATCGATTAGTAAATGAAGTAAATAATCAATACAGTTACCAAGCTGACAAGGTAGGACTTGCCAGTGATAACTGTCAACAAATAGCAAATAACTATAAGCACTATGGATTTTAAGATGGATAAGGACTATCGTTATTCTTTTCACCTTTATCGTTAATGTCGAAATACAAAACATGATCTAAACTGACAACTCTATCTTTTGGATGAATGATGTGTAGAGTTTTGCTTTCAGCATCTTTTATATGTTCTTGTACTTTAATAACTTCACCATTAATTAAATGTAAATCTAAAGAAGTAACGATTTCTTTATCTAAATATTGAGTGAGCAATCTCTTATGTATACTTATCACCTCCTTAGGTTGATAACAACATTATACACGAAAGGTGGAACAACAAATGAACAAAAAATCAGAAGGGTTAGACATAATCATACCAAGGATTTTCAGAAGAGATCATGCGTCAGTAGAATCTTTAACAGAAAATGAACGTCGACTAAGAAAGGAAATATTAGGAAGTATTAAAAAAGGTGATTACAGCTACTTAGAAATAAACAAAGTTTTCTATGCATTAGATAGAGAACTTCAATACAGAGCGAATAATAACAAACTTTAACATTTATCGAAAGGAGTGATAGAGATGCCAAAAATCATAGTACCACCAACACCAGAAAACACATATAGAGGCGAAGAAAAATTTGTGAAAAAGTTATACGCAACACCTACACAAATCCATCAATTGTTTGGAGTATGTAGAAGTACAGTATACAACTGGTTGAAATATTACCGCAAAGATAATTTAGGTGTAGAAAATTTATACATTGATTATTCACCAACAGGCACTCTGATTAATATTTCTAAATTGGAAGAGTATTTGATCAGAAAGCATAAAAAATGGTATTAGGAGGATATTAAATGAGCGACACATATAAAAGCTACTTAATAGCAGTACTGTGCTTCACAGTCTTAGCGATTGTGCTTATGCCATTGCTGTACTTCACTACAGCATGGTCAATTGCGGGATTCGCAAGTATCGCAACATTCATATACTACAAAGAATACTTTTATGAAGAATAAAAAAACTGCTACTTGCGTCAACAAGTAACAGTGACAAACATTTATCAAAATATACAACTTAATTAAATCAAAATATACGGAGGTAGTCAACTATGGCTGAAAATATTAAAACTGAACAACATTATTACACTAAAGATTTCTCAGGATACAGAAATGAAGAAGATAACTTTGTAGCAAATCAAGAATTGACAGTAACAATCACATTGAACGAGTACAGAAAACTTATTGAAATAAAGGCTGTTAAAGATAAAGAAGAAGATACTTACAGAGGTAAGTATTTTGCGGAAGAAAGAAAAAACGAAAAATTGGAAAAAGAAAATATAAAACTAAAAAACAAAATTTATGAATTACAAAACGAAGAAGATAACGAGGAGGACGAAGAAAACGAGGAGGAAGTCAACAATGACTAAAAAATATAAAGACATGACTCAGGAAGAAGTAAAAGACTTATTATCTGAAAAAAGCGGAGAATTGTATGAATTAGCGAAAGAAATTAAGGGAGAAAGTAAATTTGATATTTTGCTTTTCTCATCAATAGGAGTTATCGACGGAGATTATTTAGCAGGTTCAAGTTCTGTGATTGGTCATACTTTCGATCTTGCTTCCTTATTGGATAGCACTAAGAGTTATAAAGACATTGTCAATGTTCTCCAAATGTGTAAATCACAAAAATTTCACGGTATTGATGATAACAAGGAGGGCTAAAACAATGTATTACAAATTTGGTGAGATAAAAAATAAAATTATCAGCTTTAACGGGTTTGAATTTAAAGTGTCTGCGATGAAAAAACATGACGGTATCAGTATACAAATCAAGGATATGAATAATATTCCACTTAAATCATTTCATGTTGTAGATTTAAGCGAACTATATTTTGCGACGGATGCAATGCGTGACGTTATAAACGAATGGATTGAAGAGAACACAGATGAACAGGACAGACTAATTAACTTAGTCATGAAATGGTAGGAGGATTTAATCAATGGCAATATTAGAAGATATTTTTGAAGAATTAAAACTATTAAATAACAATTTACGTGTGTTAACCACTGAACTATCAACAGTAGATTCATCAATTGTACAAGAGAAAGTTAAAGAAGCACCAATGCCAAAAGAAGAAACAGCTCAACTGGAATCAATTGAAGAAGTTAAGGAAACTTCTGCTGATTTAACTAAAGATTATGTTTTATCAGTAGGAAAAGAGTTCCTTAAAAAAGCAGATACTTCTGATAAGAAAGAATTTAGAAATAAACTTAACGAACTTGGTGCGGATAAGCTATCTACTATCAAAGAAGAGCATTATGAAAAAATTGTTGATTTTATGAATGCGAGAATAAATGCATGAAGCTAGATCACTCAAATAGAGCTCATGCAAAGCTTAGTGCAAGTGGAGCAAAACAATGGCTAAACTGCCCACCGAGTATTAAGGCAAGTGAAGGTATTGCAGATAAAAGTACAGTTTTTGCCGAAGAAGGTACATTCGCCCATGAGTTAAGTGAGTTATATTTCAGCCTTAAATATGAAGGCCTAACACAGTTTGAGTTTAATAAGGCTTTTC